TTACATCTTGTTCCAGTCATCAGATACACCCCAATACGGCATTAAGTCACTGTCCCAATTTGAACGCCAAAAGGCATCCACTTTAGTAGTTGATTTGCTTGTTGCTTGATCGTACTCGTTAACAACAGCATTGGCAACGACCATATAAGGGGTTACGATTAGCTGCGTGATCTGACTGATCAGCGTTGTACTACTGTTCAACCCAAGATTTTTGGTTGACTTAACAGTGACATCAGAATCTAAATCGCGCAATAGGTATAGACCAGTCATCAGCTTAATTTTCTTTTTTGGATCGGAGTCGTTGGTCAAAGTGTTATCGTCAACGTCTAGAGTCCAGTGTCCATTAGTGATACCTGTCCAAGTCTTAAAGTTGCTTTGTGGAATGATCCGAACAGCCATATCTTGCTGATAGTTAAAGTCTGATTGATGAAGTTGAGATGATGCATATTCTGACACAAGGCCGTAGTTAGCACCCCCAACTTCAACCATTCCGTTTTTAACAAACAAATTATTTGTTGCGTCCTGTCCATCTTTACCGTTTTCACCTTGAGCCGTTACACCAGTATCCGTTCCGTCAATGATCCAGTGGTGACTGACCGGGTCAATAGAAGGCGTTGAACCCGCAGCACCTTTAACACTCATTAACCTATTAGGATCAGCTGTTACAGTGTCATTAGTAACTGCTGTGATTTTGTGAACGTCACCATTTGAGTCAATAATAAGATCATCAACTTCTGGCTTTTGACTATCGCTTGCGTTGATGACGCTTTGCATCGTAACAGTTGGATTTTCAGCCGTCCAATTGATACCTTCTGATGTGTACCAGATGGAATGACCGTCTTTACCTGGCTTTAAGTTTGTGATATCACTCTTTTTTGCGTAATCTGATAACGTTTCCCTTTTTACATAATCTGTTAGATCCGGAGATGCTGGAATGTCGGTCTTTTTAGCATAAATCTTATCTGCGTCGGCTTTCGTTTCATAAGAACTCAAATCAGGCGCTGCTGGTAAGTCTTCCTTCTTTACATAATCTGTGAGATCCGGTTTTGCTGGAATGTCAGTCTTTTTGGCATAAGTGTTTTCAGCATCTGCTTTGGTTTCGTAAGAACTCAGATCCGGTTCTTTAGGTAAGTCTTCTTTCTTGACGTAGTCTGTCAGATCCGGCTCTGCTGGAATATCAGTCTTTTTAGCATAAGTTTCGTCTGCATTTTCAACAGTTAGATAACGCGACAGATCAACCTTACCGCCAGTCTGAGCACTTGCCAATTTCTGATCTACTTCTGATTTAGTGTAGTACCCGGTCAAGTCTACTGTGTCGGGGATGGTGATAACCGTTCCGTTAACGGTTAGCGTCCGGCCATCCAACTTAACGGATGGAACATCAGCGGATTTTGCATATCCTGATAGATCGACTGAATTGGGGATGGTGATTGTCTGACCGTTAACAGTAACAGTCCGCTTTTCTACATCTAATGAAACAGTTGGAACCTCTGGAATGTCTGACTTTTCAGCATAGTCTTTCAAGTCTTCAGTCTTCACGTAATCGCTCAAATCAACATTAGATGGTAAGTCTACTTTTGTACCATTAACAGTAAGTGTCCGTTTGTCGGCATCATAAACAATTTTTGGAAGTTCTGACTTCTTAGCGTACCCACTCAAATCCACGTCAGATGGTAAATCAACCTTGACGCCGTTTACTGTAAGTGTCCGACTGTCGACATCATAAACGATATTCGGTACGTCTGATTTTTTGGCGTAATCCGTTAAGTCTACTTTGCGTCCGTTTTGATCGGTTAATCCAGCCTTTTCAGCTTGAATTTGGATTTCTTTAGTGACTTCCTTCTTGAAATCATCAAACGCAATCGTAGTGATTTCTCCTGCTGCTTCGATATCATCAGCATTCTTACTAATTGCTAACGGAAGCGCTTGATCACTTGGCCAAATGGCATTCTTGCCATTGCTCAACTTCACCCACAATTCTAAAGCATACTTGCCAGGCTTGAGCTCGGCTAAATCTTCACTATTTACCAAAACATTATTAGAATCAGTGACTAACTTTACTGGAAACTTTTTGACGAAAGCGCCCGCGTCAGTTTCGACATGAACTTCGGCGGTATTATCTTCAGTCCACGTGACCGGTTGGTTGTCGCTACGAGCTGATAGACGGATGGTTTCTGATGTGTCACCTTGCTTAATTGTCGATGTGTCATTACTGTTTAATAATTCTCGCATTATTTCTTATCTCCTTACTTATTAAAATAACCGAAAGCTTGGTTGTTACTTCCACGAACTGCTAAGTACGCATAGCCGTTATTTCGTGGTTGACGTACCCACACGTATCCGTCGTGACGTGACCAAGCATCATACTTAATGGTGTCGCCCGGATGAATCATCGCTAGGCATGACGAGCTAGTCTTCGCTCCCCAGCGCAGATTGATATATGAGTTAGACGTGAAAGTTCCATTTTCGGTATGCCATGTGTCACCTAGTCCATCGGTCCACGTTGTGCCTTTGGTCGTATTTTTATTGTTATTGACCTGTGATCGGTTGAGTTTCAGCACTTGACCGGGGTGAATCATCGAGTTAATCGACTTGCCGTTCAACGAGGCAAGATCATACATACTCATCCCGTACTTGCTTGCAATCAGCCACCAACTGTCACCGGATTGAACGACATAAGTCCCAGCCTGATTTGACTGACGATGTACTGGTTGAGTTGGATTTGGTTGCTGCACTTTAGGCGCGTTGTATGCTCCTGTTGAGTGATTGGTGTAACCGTTTTGAGTGATACCAGTTAAGTCAACATTGAGATCTTGTTGACCGCCGTAATCTGAATATTGCCAAATTGCTACACCGTTCATGCTTGGGAAATATCCAAAGTTAGGCCATACGCTAAGGCCGTTCTGATAACCAGCAACCCAAATTGAGTTTGGAAACTCAGCAAGCACCCGGTTGACGTCAACATGAGCCTGTAGGTAAGGCCTGTAACTGTAAAGCACGGGCGTATATCCAGCGTTCTTGATTTGACGCATACCAGTTAAAATCGCATCCGTGTTGGCTTCAACATTCCAACTTGCACCAGCTTCGTAATCAAGCGCTACAATTGCACCCTTTGGTTGTTGTAATCGTGGTAAGAAATAATTAAGCATCCGTTGAGTTTCCCAACTGTTTGAGCCCGTTTGATCCCAGATGTACGTGTGGAACCGCCATCCGTTATTTTTGGATTGTTGAGCATGTTGGGAATAAGTCCAGTCATTGTAAATGTAACCGTTAACATCCCCACCGATTTGGTCAATCGCAAAAGAATCACTGCCAGTGTTGTTATAAAGATTTGTCTGATACTTTGAATAGTCACCGCCGTAATACTTACCTTGAGCATTCGATACGACAGGAACTCCGACCATCAAAAAAGCGACTCCGAGAGCCGCCAAAAAGTGTTTAAGTTTTGATTTTAGAGACAAAACGTATAATCTCCTTTCTTTAATAGTTGTCATCAAAATGAGATAAAAGATTTTAATTATTTTACGGGTAGTTATCCATCTAAAAACCATCTGAGAGGCGTTTATTCATCACTTTTTGCCTGATTTTGGGTTGATTTTTGGCTAGCAAGCACGGATGCACTGACTGATGCGATTGACTGTGATTCGAGTTGTTCCACCTGTGACGCTAAAGAAGTGAGAGACTTGATTTCAGATGGTGAAACTAAATTAGTTGAGATTGTCTTGTTAATTGTTGGTGTAACAGAACCAGAATGATCAGCCGATGGTTCAACAAAGCCAAGCAACCCCGCGATCGTCAAAATTGTGTTAACAACGGCGATTAATTGATCTTCATGAGTTGGTGTAATACCAAACACCAACAAAATCTGATTAATAAAAACAATTAACAGCGTAATCAGTGATACAGTTGATGTCTTGTTAATTGTTCCATCTTGATTAATAAATTTCTTTTTGAGAATTGCTTTAATTTTTTCCATCGTTACTACCTCCGTTGTTCAATAGTCGAAAAAGTTCCGCGATTCGTTCTTCATCTTTAACGAATTGAGAATCATGTTTGGCTAAATGTTCAGACAATTTTTGATAATCGCGGTCGCGCTTTTCGTTGGCCTTGTTCATATCTTTAATCGTATCGTTGAGGTCGGCGATCGCATGGCGTAAATCATCGATAAGCTTAATCGCTCCAATCAGTAAACCGATACAAGAACCACCCAACGTAATAAGTGCTACCCAATCAGTCGCGGTCAACCCAAGTGCCGTCCATTCAGCCCCTGCTGTTATAAATAAATTTGTTAACATGTAAGAGCCTCCTTTAAACATTCCGAGCGTCCCACCAAGCTGTCTTGATGTCATTAATGACTTGATCGATTGTTGCACTGTTTCCTTCAATGTGTCCCAAATTATCAACCATCCCGCTCAACCCAACATATGCCCGGTGAGCTTCAGTTGAAGCTGTCAAGGCATTAAGTTTTGCAGTTGATGCGGTTGCTGATGCGTCGTCTACCGTTGATGATGTCACTGACAAATTATGAGATAAGGTCGCCGTGCTTGCTTGTAAGTCTGACAATTTAAATGCCATAGACGATGCTGATGCTGACAATTGACTATAAGCATCAGATCGAGCAACAGATTTGATAGCCGTTGAAAGACTATCAACATCACTATTTGTATCAGCTAGCGAATCGGTGATATTAGATAAGCCAACTGACAAATTAGATACTGATCCGGCTTGTGCTTGAACGTTATTAGTTGCCGCTGAGGCCGTCGCTTGAACCGTCTTTAGATCGCGGTTTAAGTCGTCGATCGCCGTCGTGTTTTTCGCGATCGCTTGAGTGTTGGTTGTAACGTTTGCCGTTGCTTGGTCAAGGTTTGACTTAATAGCTTCAACTTCGTCATTAACAAGATTTTTAATTGTCAAGTTGTCAATGATATTTTGACCGGTCAGATGGTTGTTTCCGCTGGTCGTAACAATTGGCTCCGTTCCACCGATAACCCGGTCAAGGGCCGAGATGTAAATAGTTGATTGTGCTTTGGTGATGTCAATGCCGTTTTCAAGAACCCGAAAACTAACATTAACGGTTGAGATGGTCTGCTTTGTTCCGTCCAGCATCTTATCTTCAAGCACAAAATAACCGCGTTGGATTTGACCCGGTGCTTCATATACCTGATCCGGTACACCAAAAATAACCAACCCGGCCTTTGGATCAACCAGGTTAACAATCTTATCTGATACTTTAACAACACCCGATGCGTCCAAAACCTTTAACGTGATCTTTGTATCGGTGAGGTCATGAGGCTGTCCGTCATCGGTGAAGGCAATTGGTATAGACCTCATGTTGTCACCTTGTCGGCCGTTCATGGCTTCAACGTCGGCTGTGTGGTCATAGCCAATTGTCGTATCTAGGATGTAATATTTGTTAGCCATTAAATCCGGCTTATAGTGGATCATGCTTTTATTTTGATTATCCATTTGTTAACACCCCCTGTTAATAATTTTTTGTTCGTTCTTCAATTTCGCTCAATTTATCATCTAACGCGTCCCAATCAGTCCAAAAGTACAAGTTAACCGGTCCGATTAAGTTGTAGCGTTGCAATTGGTCAGATAAATCATTAAGACTATCCAACATCAGCCGGTGAACGTCACGGATGTACTGGTTGTAGTACGCGTTGTATCGAGTCGGCGGTACAATATCAACCGGTTCAACTGTGAGAGACAGGCCGAATCGCTGATTGATACGGCTTGCAATGACAGATAGTCGGGAATTAAAGTCGTCAATATGTGATTTAATTTCTGGTACTGTTTCCAATATGATCACTCCAAACAAAAAGCAACTTACTTATCGTCTTTAGTAAGTTGCTCTTTTAATTTCTTATTTTCATTCTTTAAGTCGTCAATCTGATCCTGCAGGGCTTGAACAGATTTAATCAGGTAGCCGATTTGGGTGGCGTCATCACGTTCGCCGCCTTCTTTAGTTCGAAAGGCACGAGGTGTGCGCCATTTAGGCGTCTTGTTGACGTCGTCGATAATCACCGAGGCTTGCTTTTCGTGTCGTTGATTTTCTTTATAGGAATATTCACCAATATCAGTATTTAGAACAGTGTTGAGCGCTTTTGACTTTGATAGTGGCTTAACATTCTCCTTTTCTGATAATCTTGACATTGAAACTAAGCCTTGATGATGCAGCGTCCCAACATAAACATCAGCTAATTTTCCAGGTGCCGTTCCACGTCTAAAATCCTCATAGACATTTTCGCCATTTTCAGTTTTATAGGGATAATGCTTGATTGTTCCATCGTCGTTATATCCGGAATCCTTGACATTATCACGAAAAACAAAATACGGTGCAGTGTTCGTAATGAGTCCAGTTCGTGAGATCGTGGTTTGTCCTAAGTAATAATCGGCTGGTTGGTAGAAATCCCGTTCTTCCCTGTGGTGAGTGTCACCGTTCCAAGAACCAACATTATAATTAATCATCATTAGGTGCTTCCACTGGTCGTTATTAGCATCAACATCAGTCCATTTGTGATCGCGCAATTTTTCGAGGTGTTCGTCGTCAGTAACACGGATGTTGAATTTATTATTTTTGCGGTTTAACGTAATTCCACCATAACGTGAGATATGAGCGTTTGTTCCCTTGTCCGAAATCGGAAGATATGCTGTGATTCCTTTTTTGGTGTTGGAATTTGGTCCGCCCGTGTCGTTTGGTCGGTCAGGTTGTCCGTCGGTGTTTTCGTCAGGTAGTGACGAGTCGGTGTTACCGTTACTTGTGTCAGTAATGTCTGTGTCATCGTCGGAATCCGGGTTATCAGTGACGTCTTGAGCTTCGTCCCAAGTGTCATCACCTTCACCATCATCTTCCGTGTTGTCTTCCAATGCTTTAAACGTTGTGATTGACGGCGACAACTCCACGTCGTGTACGATTGTAGACCTTAAATTGTCGATAATGCCCGGATCTACGTTGTTAAGCGTCAGTTGGGCACCTTTTTCGGGTGCGAACGGGTACCAGTCAAAACCTCTTAAAATGACGTGGTGGGCTTCGTTTTCTTGTTCAATCCCAATAGTGTATTTATGCCCCGGAATTGGTTGAGCCTCCGTTTTTCCCGGATGATCAATCGTAGCGGTTACTTTGATAACCGGTTCAAGCACCATGCGTTCACGAGCCGCCGCCATTGCAGCCGCCTTATCAGTGAAGCCTTCGTCTAAGACGTCTTGAGAGGCATATAGTCCATATTTTTCAATTGATTTTTGACTAGTAGCGATGAAATTTGGGAAGTAAGGCCGATCTTGGTATACAAATTCCTCTCCGTTATCACTTTCGTCAGAGTTTGACGAATTGTCCTTGACGCTGTAAGTCGCCGACCTGACTTCGATTGCGTTCATCATCGAGGTGGTGTCGCGACTAATCTCAATATCTTTAGTGTCGTAAAGAGCGTCAAACCTTAGCCCCGTATCAATATCGCGGATGTTTTGGGGATTACCGTTCTTGTCCATCTGTTTTTGATAACCGTAGAAATGGATAGTGTGACCCCAACCAATGATTACCGAACCAGGCCAAGCTTTGACAATTTGGGTGAGTAGTTGTTTACCTGACCAGTGCCCTACGTTCTTAATCGGTCGTTGAGGAAAATATCCGTGTAGTGCATATCTAAACCCTTGGTTGTCAATCCCAGCAAAGAACCAATGCAGTAAATCTTGTAGGTTCAGATAGGAAATGTTTTGAGAACCGTTTGAGCCTGATTCTTTGTCTTGTTGAGTCTTATAGTGATACATTCGCGGTTGGTTCAACCGTTGAAAATCAGCATTCACTAGTTGAGTTGCAGTGACTGATGCCGTTGCTACGCCGTTTACTTTTTTCGTATACTTTTGAATGACGAAGATTTGACCACCAGCGATGATCCGGCTTTGTTCATGCAATGCTTTAAAACCGCGCGAACCGTCATTGAAAACATCAAATTCAATGTTATAAGTTGAATTATCTGAATATTGAATGTGTACAGAGCTCCTGATAACACAAGTCAGCGGGTATACATTCCGATATTGTGCTGTGATCTGGTCTAGACCACGTTCAAACTCTGCGACTTTTAGATAGTCAAACGTTTCAGGATTATCAATATTTGACAAGTCTGTTCCTCCTTTCTATCAAGATTACAAATTAGCAAAATAAAAGCGGGTGTCGATATAACCACCAGAACAGCCTGATAGCTCGATTTCGTTCCAACCCGGATCAAGCCACAAATCAAGACTGTTAGAATACTGATTAATCGGCTTACCGTCGCTATTTCGTAAATCTAAGTTGTTCCACTTGATCGTGCCAGTTACTTCGTCCCCTTTTGCTTCTAGTGTTGTGTTACTCGTTTTGTTATATAACTTGACGTGACCAGAGCAACCGGTCAAAGTGATCCGGCAATCCATAATTGGATTAGTCAGTTGGCTCATAACATCCCCAGCAATAAAGATCTTGTTAACACCAGGTTTTAAGTTCCAGTTTGGCCGGTTGCCCATTGACGTTGGTAATCTAAGGTCTGATAAGACTTGATCATTCCAGTTCTTTTCAAGAAATCCGGTGCTGTTGGTGTACCACATCCCCAATGCATTATCCATCGTTACAGAGAAAACGCTGATATTATCACTAGTTGGCTTAATATCAACCTTTGAAACGTAACCACAAGCATGAACGTTTGGGTGGTAATCAGTGGCAAGGATGAAACCGGCCTTCGCGGCGAAGTATTCCTGCACATCGTGTTTTTTGTCGATGAAGTCTTTAAAATCGGTGAACTCAAAAAAGAAATTCAAGGTGATCGGCGTTTTGGCTAGAACATTATATTCAAATCTAGAGCCATCAATCCCGGCGTCTTCCGCGTAGGTGTTCTGAATCGTCGGGTTGGTGTCGAGGTCTAAAAAATGTAGCCACGGGTAGTAATGCTCAATATGATACATAGTTGCCGAATCGTGATCTTTCCACCAACTGTTAGACATGTTGAGACCTTTCCAGTCGCGGTATATCATTAAGCCCATATTTTCGCTCATACGATTAACACCTCCTAATAAGTCAAATTACCGGCTTGAGCGGTTCTAAAGTTACTTGAAAAGTCATTAAAAGCGCGGTTTGAATCGTATCCTTTAATTCCTTTGGTTGCTTTAATCTGATCGGATTGACCAGAGACAAACTGTTCCATAAGATTGATCATCATGTCAAACTTATTAGACAAAACGGCTACCGCTTGACTATCAGTATTTGAACTGTTTGAGCTCTGGTTGTCGCTATCAGTGTTACCGGCGTAGTAACTAACAACTTTTGCAAGTGTCTGCCATGCGTTACCTTGCTTCATACTATCGAGCGGGATCGCGGCTTCTAATCCAGCTTCACCAAAGATAGAAGGACGATCAGCAATTCCACCATTAGCAAATTCGGCCATACCGCTCCGTAGCTGGTCAATGTTTGATTGACGCCAAGCCTTGAGGCGTCTGATGTTTTCGTTGGCAAGGTTGACCTTTCGAGCTTGCAGTTGTTGCGCTTTTTGGATCGCCGTGTGAGCTGATGTTTCGGCCGAGTTGTAACTGTTGCTGTAAGACGCGTTAGCACTTTGCCGTGATTTTGTTGCTGATGCAGCCGCCGCGTTCATTGAATTGTTATAAGACGATTGAGCGCTTGAAATGCTCTTCTTATATGCTTCTTGAGCCTTTGCGTAAGTTTTGGCGTAACTTAACGAGTGCTTAGAACTAGAGTTATTAAAGATTTGCGCGGCTTTTTGCAGAGCTTTCTTAAAACGAGCTTGTGCCTTTGCCAGCATCTTTGGATCGTCTTTATATTTCTCCTTGTTCTTGTCCCAAGTTGCTTCAGCTTTTGCAAAACGGGCATCATAAGCGTCACTAGCTTTGTCTTCGTTTGCACCTTCACGATCTTGAGCTTTAGCGATCTTTTGGTTATAAGTTTGCTTAGCTTTTGCTTGCCGTTCAGCTAATGACTGTTGAGCTCTTTGACGTCGTTCAGCTAGTCGCTGAGCCGTCTTTGCTAATGAATCGTTCAACCGTTGACGAGCTTCTGCCAATCGCTTCATTAAGTTTTGTTGAGCTTTGGCAATAGTTTCCTGCGCTTGCTGGTTGGCTTTCCTAATCTGTTCTTGGAATTTTGCCAATTGTTCGTTGAACCGCTTAGTTAATTCAACCAAGAACTTTTCAGATACAGCGCCACGGTTACCGTTGCCGTAATCATTGAGGCCGTTAATCCATGAGCCAAGTTGACTAGAACCAGACGTACCAGATGCAAAATGATTTTCATCTTTGCCGTTCATCATGCGGTGAGCCGTTTCACCGTCGATGATTTCAGCTCCAGCGGGGATGAACGCGTGCATGTTCCGCTTGTTAGGGAATTGGTATAGGCCACCGTTCCAGAGCATCAACTCACGGAAATGTTGAGATTGAGCATCATTGACAAGAGCGATCTGATCTTCTTGCGTTGAGCTTGTACCAGACGCAAACATAGCGCCGGGTACACCGCTTAACTTCTTGCCTGCGCCTTTTAAGCCGTCCATGATTTTATTTCCGGCTTTTTTAGCGCTATTTTTCAACCAACTAAACATCTTCTTGAAAGGCCACTCAATAGCGTCAACAACTGCTTTAGCCGCGTCCTTAACAAATTCAGCTCCTGATTTAATGCCGTTAGGTAAAGTTTTGGTGAAAAAGTTCTTGAATGCTTTGCCCCACCGTGCTTCACGAGCAAATTGTTCCTTAAACCAATCATTAACTAACGTCTTATGACCGTTCACCCAGTTCGCGAAGGCGACCAACGCTGCAATTAAGCCCGCGACGGCCATAATGGTTATACCAATCGGGTTAGCATCTAAGGCGACATTAAAGGCCCATTGAGCCGCCGTTGCGATCTTACTAATAACTTCATAATCACGGATCGCCTTAACGAGCTTCAAAACACCAAAGGCAAATTTAACAACCTTTCCTGCCGCCCAGAGGGCTAAAAGTCCTTTCATGATCCCACGAACTTTACTGGTGTGGTTGGCTAAAGTGTTCATATTTTTAGCTAAGTTGTTCATCTGCTTAGCCATTGACTGTGAGCCTTTTCCGCTCTTTTTAGTTCCACCAGTAAAGCCGTTGAGAAGACCTATGACGATTTTGATCGTTTGACCTAAAGCAACGAACGCCAAATGACCGGCCGCCTTAATTAAATTAAATCCGGCTTTGATCGTGTTAGCGTTTCGAGAAACCCAAGCAGCGACTCTTTGAACGGTGTTACCGATTCCTTCAATCGCGTCGTTAAGGATCTTTGTAGTGTTAACTTGATTAGTAGCACCAAACGAGGACATCACCATTTGCATGGAGGATTGAACTTTTTGGCCCAATTCTGTGAACTTATCACCCGTGGCAGGGTCACTTACCCACTTTGATACCGCTTTGTATACTGGAGAGGCGGCATCAGTTAACGGTTTAGTGGCATCCCCTAACAGTCGCGGCATCATTGCTTTAATGGTTCGCGTCATTCCGGGTAATGTTTTGGCGAAATTGTCAGTGGCTTTTTGATATTCTTGACCCATACTAATAAGAACCGTGTTCATCGCATCAGATGAAATCTTGCCTTTCGACATCAGATCGTTCATCTGCTTCATGGTGAGGTCCTTGTTATGAGTGACTTGCTGTTCGTATTTCAGCAATTCTTCGTGGAACTTTGGGAAAACGTTTTGGATTGACAGCATATCTTGAGCTGACGCTTTTCCATTACCGACCATCTGTGACCATTGAGTCCCAAAATTTTCAATCGCATCGTCAGAAACATTGAAGGCGTCTTGTAGTTTCAAAACAGCGTTAGATAAGTCTTCAGTCTTATCTTTTGAGTTCGTGACGGCGTAAAACTTCTGATTCAGCTTGTCAACCATTTCAGTGGAATTTTGAGCGGCAACGGCCATTTTGTTGGTCATGTCAACCATGTCTTGACCTTTGGAAGCGCTACCGGCTAAGGTTGTCCAACTTGCGAGCATTGATTGTTGCTGTTCGTTGAACTTGTATCCCATCGCGACGGCTCCGCCGACCGCCATTTTCACGTGTCCCCATGCTGTAGAGGCGGCGTTGCTCAAAGCGTTTCCGGCAAACGTACCCATAAATACGCCTTTCATGCGTCCGGCACGGTCTTTTGTGCTGTCCATGATGTGATTGACCCGGTCAATCGCATTCCCAACACGATTCCAACCAATCGGCTTCAAGTTGTTAACTTCACGGTTGGCTTCTTGTTGTTCACGGGTGTACCGTAAAAGCTTATTCCTTGCCGATTCAAGTTGCCGGTTAGTGGAATTAAGCGATCGGTCAATGTTTTTGGTGTCCCGCAATGCTTTTTGGTACTGCTTGACCTTTTCGGTTAATTGTTTGTAGGATTCACTGGATCGACCGTTGGCTTCAGCTTCTTCGCGACGTTGGGCGTTGGCTTGCTTGATCTTTTCAGTTAAATCAGCGATGTTTTGCTGTTGGTTTTTTGCAATATCAATCTGATCGGCTTGTTGTTGAGCTAATCGGTTAACAACTTCTCGTTGCTTCTCAATAACATCACTCAATCCTTCAGCTTTCGCCTTTGCCGACTTATAACCTTCGCCTGCTTGGCTTAACGTCTCCGCGTTGTTTTGTACCGCCCGATTAACAATATCGACCGAATTTTTGAGGTTTCGTAACGAGCGTTCGGCTGGTGATACGTCGAGGGCGATCGCGGTCGCCATGACGGCATCAATTCTGTCTGCCATTGATTAATTTCCTCCTTTCTGTGATTGTTGGTTCGCTTTGTACTGCTTGACTTTTTGGATCGCTTCATTCAACGAAAGACGGCCCGCTTCGTGATTTAACCGGTCTTTGGTGGTGTGCATCTTGCTTAAATCTTCGTTAGATAAGTTGTGTCCAACTTGAAGATCATCAATTGTTTCAGTGTATTCAGAAGACATAATTTCATTGAGTTCAAAGTAATCCATGTCATCAAATTGTGCAGGCGTCCAGTGAGTATACTGGATCGCATTTTTTTCGGCGTATAACAAGTTATCTAATTGTGTTTGCAGTTGGATAACAGTGTTAGCTAACCTACTTTTAGCCTTTTTGTCCACTTTTGTTGTTGCTTTTCGTGGCGTCTTCCATATCCTTGATCGTTTCGTTGATTTCGTGTTCTGACAAACCTTGCACCGTTAAAGCCAAACGAACATCCAGCTTTTGGAGTTCGTCTTGTTCCATATCGTCCAATTGTTGAGCTTGCTTATCGTTCAACTTTAAGACGGTAACAGGAAAATCAACCAACTTATCAGAATAAGAAGATGCTAAGTTGAACTGTTCGTCCGGATCATTAACATCAGTAATTTGTCCGACTTTTGCCATCGCTAATTGAAAGCGGTAAGATTCCCGCATGTTTTTATTAGAATGACGAACTGGAAAGCTCTTGTGCAAACTTTGAATGTAGATCTTCGCGTTTTTCATTGTTTTTCAGTCTCCTTTATATACAAAAAGGCGGATAGTGTATAACTACCCGCCCGATTATTAATTGTCTCTATATGAGACAATCGATTTAAATTAATTTTGTGTGTGGTTACACAGTAAAATTAATCTGAGCGCCGTTTAATTGGCGATTTTTAGTGATCTTTGCCAACAACTGGTGCGGTCGCGTCATCCTTGAAATCACCAGTGCCCTTGGTTGGTTCTGCCCAACTCAAGGCCTTTAATTCATCAACTGCGCCGTCAACTGCAACCGTTCCCTCTGCGCTACACTTGCCACCGAATTCAGGAACACTGTTAGCGTTGAATGTAATTTGGTCAAAAGTGACGTTCTTCTTGCTGTCAGTGTTGGTTGATAAGCTGACACTTTGAACTGAGGCACGGCAACGCGGGAACACCCACATGTGATCGCTGTCGCCACCAATTTCTGGTGCTACGATAGCTAAACCAACCAACGGTAATTTGTCACCGTTTGTGTACAAGTTGTTACTGTTTCCAACCTTCTTTTTACCAGTCAACTTTGCAATAAGGGCCGAGCCCGCACGGTTAACAGTGAGCGAAATCGTTGGTTTTTCTGGTTCTGCGTAAGTGTATTGAATCTGGTTACTGCCGTTGATGTTCGTTAAGTTACCCGATAAGCCCTTGATGTCGGCCTTTGCAACACCCAAATAAGAATGATCAAGCTCAATGACCTGATCCCCAACTTTAACATAAGCTGTCTTGATACCAACTGCCATAAGTCATTTTCCTCCTTAAAATTATAATAAATTTTATAAATATTTCATATTGTAAACATAAAAACTACAAGTTAACTGATTTGTGTCTGTATCGAACGTATGTCCGTGAACTTCACCAAGTTCCCAATCATTATGAACAAAAAGCTTGAATAATTGACTTTCAAGAATTTCAGGGTCAACATCCGGATCTTGTTTGTAAAAGATTTGAACTTCGATCTCTCGATTCAACGCTCCAAAGTCATCACTGCCCCAGATCGCCGGTTTTTGGTTAACATCGCTCAATCGGATCAGAGTGAGATCAGTATTTTCCACTACTTCAGAGGGGATGTTGAATGTATAGACACGGTCTATACCACTAATATGTGCTTCATCAATTAACTTTTTAGCTTCGTTGACTGCTAACAATATCAGTCATCCCCTTTCTTTCGTATAATTTCTTCATACCGTTCCTTCTCTGCTTTTAGCATTTCAGATCTAACTGTACCGTTTTGTCGTAAGTTAGTAACAAAATGATCACCCACGATCTTTTTCGTGCCGTCGTTGAGTCGTAACATGTTCATCGCGTGATATCGATTTTTCCAACCAACAAGAAAAGATCCAAGCTTGACGCCAGAATCTTTTGATAGTCCTTTTGGTGCATATTTTCCGATGTTATCGGCCGCGTGACCGAAAGATTCATCCTTGTGACTGGAGCGGTGCTTAGCGTTGGTTTCGTCTCTCAAAGCTTTCTCAAAAACGTCAGCCCCAGCCATATTAATGTCTAACCGGTCGGCTTCTGATAATTCAGAGGCGTTTTTGACCTTTTTGATCCACTTGTTGATCGCATCGTCTAAATTAATTTCATCAGCCATACTAACCCACCTTCTCTACATGCTTCAATGTCAGCATATCCAGAGCATTAAAAGTATCGTTGTTGATACTGTAATTAATGACTTTGTAGAGCTTGCCGTCAATTTTCACAAAAAGCACTTTACGAGACGATAAGTCGCGATTGTGTCTAATAGTGATTAACATCGTATCTTGATAATCCGTCCCGGCTGCCTGATAACGATCCGCGATCGTTTGGTTACGGCGCGCATAATGTAACGTCGCAATTTTTGAGAACTTTGGAACACTTACCCCGGTGAACTGATTGGTAACAGACTTAGGAACACCGAAGTCTGCGGTATGATTGAACTGATAAGCTTGTTGGTTGATTACTTGCCATTCTTGTCGTCTTGCCACCTGTCATACCGTCCTTTCAGTAATGTGATCCGCTGTTGGATACCAACTGGTACACCTTGAGATAACGTACGATCATAAAACATAAATCCAGCGAGCGCCTTAACCGCTGAGACATAGACCCGATCCTTCGCAAGTTCGGAGGCGCTGAGGTTTTCACTATTAAAGGTTGAATTGATGTAACCTTCCGCATCGTTGACCAAGCCACCCACAACTTCGTTATTTTCCGGTGTGTTGTCCAGATTCAGATAGGTTAACATCGCATCAGTTGAAACAATTGGTGTTTCATTATCCATATTGGTCTATACCTCCTTCTTTAAAAATAAAACACTACTTACCTAATCCGCCAGCCGTACCTGCCGATGCTGCCAAGCTCTTGTCAGTTAACTTCAAAACGTTAACAAGATCAGGCCGACCATTTACGACATCCTTACGAATAAATACGCCAAGCGTAGTGTCGAAGATATCGAAACTGTCGATAAATTGGCCTGAAACCTGACCCATTTGGAAGTTGTAGATTACCTTGTTAAGTGGTGCAATAACAGCGATTGCATCGCCCGCCTTGCCAAGTAACGTATCTGCAACCTTGATAACTGGCTTGCCAAAAAGCATATTTGACGTAGCTTGAGTCGGGTTTGGTTGTAACAGTGGACGACCGAAGCCATCTTTCAATTGGTCTAGAGCATTGTAAGCGCTGGCCGTCAAGATGATTTGTGAAGCTTCGCTGTCCTTTGGTTGTAAGTTAACGTTCAAGACAGTCTTCATATCAGCAACTGCGTCAGTAGCGTTCTTAGTAGTTGCGCCGTTGAGCAATTGAGTAGCAATCAACGAATCGTTGGTGTTATCTTGCAAGTCCTTCATTTGTTGCTGTGCTTCCGCTAACCAGTTTTCAGATGATCCCTTTTCAGAATCCATCAAAACTTCCCGTGAGAGGGCTAACTTACCTGCGTAAGTCTTAAGATCCCAATTAATGAACTTGAGGTTACTAAGGTTTACGTCCTTGGCGTGGTCAAATTCGGCCTTAGTTTGAAGAACTCCAGTATTTTCTTGGAAGTAAGGCTGCTTACCGGTCGTGGTAGTAACGTTCACATTGTGAGTGAAGTTTTCCAACCGGTTAAATTGGTGAGTTTCGTGCAATGGTGCAAGAATGCTTTCTGGAATTAATACGGATCCTTGCGTGAGGCCAACTCCTTGAGCCGCCGCTTCACGTTGTAAGCTTGGACGCATTTCACGAGTTACTAAGAAATGAGCGAAATCGCGTAATTCCTGCTTGTCGTTTCGCTTGCTATTTTCTGGTGTGATGTTAATCATGTCGCGTTTTTCCTCCTTTGGTTTTTGAATTTCGCGAGATTGAGAACTTTGAGAACTAGCTGAACTTTGAACTGATGAACTAGCTGTTGAACTAGCTGAACTAACAGCCGAGCTTTGAACTGCTGAACTATTAGCTGAACTAACAGCCGAACTAGCAGCAACCGATGAACTGGCGTCATCTTCTTCATCTACATCAACACCGTCATCTGCTACATCGTCGGCGTCTTCGTCGTCGCGCTTTTTCTTAGCGAGACATTGAACCGCTTCACGAACAGCTTTCTTAATCTTTTCGTCCAATGCTTCTTCGTTCTGCTGTTCTTGTGTCTTCTTTTCTTCCATGTTTTTATCCTCCTTTGACTTTAGATATGAATTTAGATCGCGTTGTACTTGAACAGACGTTTCATTGTATGCCGGAATTGGCGTAATTGTAAGCTCCGATACACTATCGATCTTGTCAACATAATGAATAGTTTGACCTTTTGAATCAGTATCATAGCGGTCGCCGCCGTCAGCAATCGTGAAGCCAAACGAGCAACCTTTTAGATTTCCGGCGTTAATATCTTCCCTAACATCGTTTGCTAAAGTTGTATCAGGCAACTTAGCCACAAAATGCAATCCTGAATCGTCGATCTTTGTGGTTAACGTTCCACTATCAGCGCGAGCTAAGATCTTGTTGTAATCGTGGGCGTATAATAACAATGTTTTAGAGAAGTCGACATCATCTAAAGCGTGACGGTTAATATATTCAATGAACGGAATAGGTTCTGATGGTTGATTGAAAACAATCGCTGTACCTGATACTGTCGTGGTGCCGTCTTGATTCTTAACCGCTCTAAGTTGGTTCTGTTTAATACCAATTGACCGATAATTCATATCTTTATTAGTCATTTTCTGTTTCATCTGTTTCACCCCCTTTCATCGTGTTTACTGGTGGTGAAATTTGAGAATGTTTAAAGTCGTCGTAAATTTCATCAATGGACAAATCACCAAGTCCCATTGCGTCAACGTTTCGTAAAATCTTAATTGCCGTCATTGCAGGAATCACTGGAGACTTACCGGTGGCCAAACTGATAACGTTTGAGATAAGTTGCTGGTGATCAACATCTGACAAACTAGATAAATCAGCTGTTACTTCAACACCTAATTTTTGACTCATTTCTGATAAAATCGGGTGAATGTAAATACTAAGAGCGTTTACGTATAGACTATTCATCATCTGAATAGAGCTTTGTTGATCACCCGTCCCGTTCAAATATTCACTAGGAATGTTGAAAGCTTTGGCAATTTGATTTTGAGCAAATTGCGTGTTACTAAGCAACTTATCAATGTTACTGTTGACCTGCAACGGCGCAACATCCATTGACTGATCCAAAATGATCGGCCGTCCTTGATTAGTTCCGCTGATTGACGCCTCAAAGTTATTACGTAAATTGTCCTTGTCTTCGTCGGCCACTTGAGCGCCTGGGATTTTCAGGGCGTAAGTCGGAGCGATTGCGTGACGTAATGACGAAACCGCAAGCTTATTAGACTGATCCTGAATGTCTGATTCTTGAGCCAAGCTAATCAGAGGTGAGACACCACAAAATCCGTTTGTCATTTGGTCTGAACCACTAACCAAGCACCGGAAATGTAACATGTCATCGCCTGAAACAGTGATCTGTTTAGTTCCTTCGTCGTCTAACGTAATGGTGTAGAAAATACCGTCAGCATCATCCCCGGATTGTTTGCTCAAAATGTTGATCTGAACTTCGTTTGATGGAATTTGAGTAAATCCTGATGGTTGCTTGTTACCGTCGCGATGGATTAAAACGTAAGAATTACCGGTTAGTAGCATCTGAACAATAACTTTTTGCCAAAATGAAAACCCGTTGATATATCTTGACGGGTTTTCTAGTGATTGTGTAATTTTTTGGTTTGGCGTTTTTAGCTTCATCGAGGCGATGTTCGAGGCGATACGCGAAACAATCGCGAAAATATCACTATTAGTCAAAGCAGTGCTAGCATCGATTGTGTTACTAAGTATTACATTTCCGCCTGACGTAACAGTGAACGGTGAGAATCCATATGATGATAGGCTTAAATTCCGCTTTTTTCGATGAAATAAATTTTGTAAGAAACCGATTTTGAACACCTCCAATCTTAAAAGCTGTAGTTACTAAAGTAATTGTGTTTTTGTTCTTCCGTCCATCCGCTGAACGGATTCTTCTTGTCTTCTTTATAATCAGGGTCTAAGCCGTTAAAGTAATATTGAGCCCGGTACATAGTGTCAATAATTGCGTCAACCAAATCAATTTTGGCTGTCTGTTTGTCTTTATCAACTTTGATCCCGTGATTGTCCTCTAGCAGGATCGCGTTCTTTAACGCTGTTCGTAACACCACATCATCAGCGATCTTAATATCGTGCATATCCATTAACCGGCGGAAATAAGTGGTCGGTTGGTTTAGTGATAAAGTACCCTGTCTGACTGGCATTGCGTTCCAATCGGTCAACTCAACAAACCGCTGAACTAACGGGGATGCTTCCCAAGCATCGTACAAGAAAAATTTAACGCTAAGGTCGTGCTTTTCTACAAAGTCAAGAATGTAGTTATACACAACATCATCGTCGATATAGCCATATTCATTTTTTGCAATCGTCGCATAGCCGTTTTTCTCCGCCAGGCGGTAATTTATTCCGTCTTGTGCTTCCTTAACGCTGATGTTGTTTTGAGCTCTAGCCGTTGGAACAAATGAGTGGGGGATGATATAGAAGCGGTCGCGATTTTGTCGGTCGTCGTGATAAGGGATGGTGAACACCACCCCGGTATCATCGCTGAAATGCGAAAGGTCTAGTCCAATAAAGACATCGCGACCGTTTATATCAACCGGTGGCCGTTTCGTGACCGCGCGGTTGATGTTGTCGAGTGACAAATACGCATTAACCTTTGTTTGTAACCACAAATTAAGTGACTTGTTCTCAAAGTCGGCTAACGTTCCCGCTTGCATCGCCGAGTCGCGTTTACTAACAAGATTTTGAGTCATTGTGATCCGCTTTTCGTCGTCCAAGTTCATTAACGGGTTAGACTTTGACCAAGTCTTATAATCGTGAACTTCATCGATTGAGTCTTGTTCCCAAATCATACAGAGGTGGTCGTCAAGTTGACGTTGTGCGTCTTTTTCCATACAACGGATCATCATCTTCTCATCACGATAAAGATAAGAACCGCTATCAGGATAAGCGGTTGAAATTTGAACGATCTGACCGTTCGTCTGCGTCATCCCCGTGGTGATCTTTCCTTTGTTGTCGTTGATCTTACCGATGGGCATTTCGTTACTTCCCGCCTCATCAGTAACAGCAAATTTAAAGTGGTAGCTATCGAAAACTCCAGATTGTTCACTCATCTTTAACAGCCGGTTTTGCTGATTATCAGAAACTTTATCACTAACAACGTGAATCCCACGTTTCTTATAAAGCTGTTTGAAACCAGGTAACGGCTGTAACATGTTAAACGTACTCATAATGTATCTCCAGGCTTTATCAGTCTGATTGCTGGTGATGCTTGCCATTAACACATCCTGATTACGTAGATCATTGATCGTCATCAAAAAGTGATAAACAATAAGAATGGTTGCGAGGTAAGTCTTCCCGTTGGTTCGAGCAACACTAACAATTACATCAGAGAAACGCGGGCCTTGATCTTCGTCCTTGTGTTGCCAAGCAACAATCTTACAAAGAATAGCTAACTGCCAAGTATCTAACGGTGTCGGCCGTCCTGAATCAGGATTTGGGCATAAGCTGGCGAACTGAACAATTTCGCGTGCTTTGTCTAAGTCGTAAACGTAAGGAAACTCCGGATCGTTTTCCTCAACACGCCTCAAGTCTTGCAAATGACGGAAACTATCAAGCTTGATAGAACGGCTGCTTAGCACATCACCCTCCAAGACTTGAAAAGCATATTTTGTTGCCGGATCGCGGTATTTTTTCACAATATCGCTATAGTTTCCAGCGTCGCGTTCTTCTTGATAAGCTTTTAATATATCGTTTTTGTTATCTGAAAAGTCCCATTTCTTCAATCACCATCACCACCTTTAAAAATCTGTTTTAGCATTCTTGAAAACGTCTGAAATATCTGTTGCGTCGTCGTCATCGGTGTTTGTCATTGATAGCAACGATGCGCGAGAAGAAGGCGTCATGCCGAGAGTCTCACAAAGTGATTTAATCTTAGCTGTTGATGAATCCAATGTTTGAACAGCTGGATTTTTTTTGTAACCCATAAATAAATGCTCTTTAACCTTGCCGTCGGGTCCTTGCACCGCTTTATATATCGGCGTCTGAATGCCTTCGGGATCTGAACCGTTAACGCCAATGTAGATATGTTCATAAGCTGAACGGTTGATCTGGATCTGTTTACACAAGGCCACAACCACGTTAATATCTATCTGTTTAATAACGCCCGAAGCGTTGAGATCATTGACAATTTTTATATAAGCTTGACGAGCAACACCAACCAATTCACGAGGTGGCGTTGGCTGAAGGTTCTGAAGGCTTGCGTCGTGTTTTTTCATGGTTTCGGTTCGTTCGCGTTGATATTTTCGAGCTTTTTCGTCGTTTGTTACTTTTGCTTTACGTCCTGCCACTGCCTTCATCCCCTTTCTCATACATAATTGTCTCTTTTTGAGTGGTATAGACCCCCTGGTGTAAAAATTTTTATTTCTGTCAGTGCGTTAACGCCCTGCCCCATGCTCGTGCGCTCTCCCAGAACGCCGTTGGGGCGGGGTTTCTTGCAACGTTGGCAGAAACAAAAATCAATCAAACATCTTCAGTTTTGGCTTGCTTGTGTTATGTTTTCCCTGGCTCGACTTCGATTAATTGATAGCTTTTTGCGCCAATCGTCGGCTGTCAAGCTTTTTAGTACAGAATCAGGTAAAACTTTTTCATATTTTGTCTTGCGGTTATGTTCTTGTCTACTTAACAACCACAAATTAGTGTCATCAAAAGGATCAGAGCAAAGCCTACGCGGAACGATGTGATCAACGATGTAGTTATGATCACTTAACACCTTTCCAGATAGTCCGCTTGTCATCATGTCTCTGAACTTTACAAAGTCTCTAACCTTCGTCCAGCGTGACGTGTGATAAAAAGCATTGGCTTCTTGGTCACGTCGCTCGTGGTTATATAACTTATCAGCTTTCAGCTTGTCTTGTCGGCTTTGTGATTCTTGCCATTTCCGCTTGTGTTGCTGATAATGATAATCACAGTATTTGTGATTACTTGTTACAACACGGTGACAACCCAGCCAATTGCACTCATGAACAAGTGGCATCACTCATCTCATTCCTTTCTATCAATCAATCTTTTATGTATCTATTAGTTAAAGTAACTTTATACTATTCATTAAACCGGCTTTACACTAACGGTTATTCGCGGATGATCACTGTATTTCTTCTCTGCTTCAATCTTTACGATTTGCGCGTCGTCATGCCATAAGACGCCGTTAAGCGCATCAAGCGTAGCCTTGATATAGTTATCCGTGTCAGGCTTAACAACCGGCTTTGACTCATTGGACAAACGCTGTTCTCGTTCTGATTGACTGATTGAGCTTTGAACCGGTCGATAAAATGTCAAGCTTACAGACAATGGCCCAAGAAGCGGTGGTCTGCTGTATTGGTTAACAGCTAGTGAACGTAAAAGAGATTTGAACTGCTTAACCTTTGGTGGATCATATACACGAACATATGGTCTTGATGATACGCGTGGCCGTAATTGTGGCGTTGGTTCAATGTCGAACGTAAAAAATAATTGATCGGTTGCATGACACATATGATCACCTACTTCTTAAAAGTCAAGTAAATCAAAAACCAGATCGCCGCAATCACCAAGATGACCGCGCCCAAGCCGTATACAAGAATTAATGGCAAGAAAACAATCCACCAGCTCCAACTGATAACACCTAAGATTTTTAAGATAGCAAAAAGAGCCGTTAAGAACGCTGCCAAGCCGTTGAAATCTAGACTCATATTGTACTTAGTCATTCCAATCAGCCTCCTTGTTATCGGTCAAGTGATGCTCAATATTATTTAAAGCTTTAGAGATTTCACGTAGAGATCGTGCAATATCACATAAGTAACCAACATTAGACTGTGGGGATGATTCACGGAGCTTATTCAGTTCGTCAATGTTTTGTCGGTTCATCTCATCTAAAGACTTGTACTTGTTGTGCTTTTCGGCTTCGTCAATTTCTTCTTGTGTAATCGGTGTTACTTCTTCACAATCAAGATGCTTCAGTTCTTTCTCAAAGCGTTTTTGATTTTGTTTTGCAAGCTCCATCATTTTCTTGAATTTATTAAACGTTTCACTCATAAATCATCCATCCCCTAAATTAACTCAAAAATTATTTAAAACAACAAAACCGCCAGATATCTGTTAGTTATCCAGCGGGTCGATATCACATTGATATCAAAATGATCACTGACCGAGTCGAACGGTCCAAAACAAACACAATCACAATTATTCAGAAAGACGAGGTTTTAGTTTGTAGAAAGGAAGTCCAGCCAGGAACGCTGGAAGTGATGAGTGAGTGTTTTTGTGATTGTACTGTTCACGCCGATGTGATCAGAACGAGAAGGATCTTGTTATGCAACAAGTGGAAGCTGCAGTGCTTTAACCAATCAATATTTAAACTTCGAGATAGTGAATCGAAGTTAGACGAGTTTTATTAAATTCAAAGAGCTCAAGTTTTTTACGGCTCATCACGAAGCCTTTACGTTTTTCCCAGTTGTCACTTGGTTTTGGTGTTCCAACCTGGAATGTAACGACCCCGTTGTCGTCGTTAACTACTTCTTTATGGAAATGACCCCAGAAGCAAGCGTGATAATCAGTTTTGGCCCAAACACTTTTTGCATCTGACGCAAAAAGCAACGGCAGGCGATTTTTTGCAACGTCGCCATGCGCGATCAAGAACCCGCAACGATCGATGCTAAACGCTGACCAAGTGTTGAGACTGATATTGAATGAATCAACCGCTTTTTTATACTTTGATTTCATTCCAACCGCCCAAACATATGACAAATCCGCGTCATGATTTCCGGGAACGCTGATAATATGAACGTGTTTAGAAAACGGAACAACAAAGCTCATCAAATCGTCAAAGAATGCCGTTCCGTCTTGAATTGCTTGTTGCATGTCAACGTGATCTAATTGAGTACCCTTGACCGTCTTGCTTTGAGTCATTGAGTCGGAATGGAAATAATCACCACCAAGAATAACGATAGTGTTGTTATAAGGGTTGGAACTGATTAAGTCGTAAATCTGATCTAAATAAGTTTTCATCGTCTTATAAGTTGAGATACCAAAATGCAGGTCAAAAAGTGGAATGATCAGAGTATTTTTGTGATCAATCTTTTTCTTAGTTGGTCGTGTAATTGGTTTGATATCTTGATTGATTGATTTAATAACATCATCAAGATCGTAGTTAATTGGCTTAACCGTGATTTTGGTTTGATAACTGGTGCTATCTGGCTTTGGTTTACCCCAAGCGTTACTTACATAGCGCTCAATCACGAACTTATCAGGATCCAAGCCGTGCTTTTCAAGTAGTTCTTTGTCGGTTAAATTTTGACCGTCCTTGATAGTGATCAAGCTTGAAGACGTGATAGAGCCGTTTTTGTTAACATGCTGTGAACTGTTAGAACGATTTTTAGTTTGTTTAGCAGTCTTTGGCGCGAATCGTCCTTGACGTTCGAGTTGGTGCAATCGTTCAAAAGCATAACGAACAGTTCGAGAACGAAGATTCAGCCGGTCGGAAATTTGATCAACCGTTAATCCGTCATTACGTAAGTCTTGCAGTTTTTGCAGTTTTTCAGTAGTCCATTTAGTCATATTAATTACCTCACTCATCTAAAAATAATTTAAAACTATAAAACCGCCGAGCTGATCGAAGCTCTAGCGGTTTCATGTATCTTTTATATACTTTTCTCACTATACTAATTATAGTTCTTATGTGTTTTTATGCGTCTCAACTTTGTCTCATCTTTTACAAAACCACAACAATAATCATAATCAACAACCAACGATCAACCCCACCATGCAAGCTTCAGAATAACCTAAACATCAAAAAACCATCTAGTGATTCCTTAATTTTAAACCTTGATTTAGCAAGGCCTCAGAAGACGTCAAAAATGACAAATCATGGTTGAAATTCGCCTTTTTTGAACATTTTTTATCCTATTATGATTTTTTATTATTTTGTTTTATATATATCAAAAAAATATATAAAATAACCAAATACAACCATCTAATGTTTTATTAATTTTAAACCTTGATTTAACAAGGACTCAGAAGATGATAAAAATTGAAAATCATGGTACGGGGTTTTGCATCTAGTTTTGATCGTTGATTTAATGCGGGTTTTGAGTTGGTGCGTTCATGATCGGGCGTATCTCAAAAATCCATCCAGTGAATCAATCCCTCGTGTTCGGCGTTCAGCCGGTGAATGGGCCGCGATTGAGCCGCTACTGATAACACTACTGGTTAACAATTGCAATCCTATCAGTCTGTTACTTTGTACGTTATCGGTCAGTTTACTTTGTATATTATCCAGTCGGTCGCTGTTTTTTCCCGTTGTGATTATCCACGACTTTTAGGCATCCCTAAAACGGCTCTCATTTTCTTTTTAAATTAATTTTGTGGGTAATTACACAGTAAAATCAATCTGAGCGCGCTTTATATCACGTTGTCTTATTGTCTCGTATTGATGACAACCCTATATAAAACAAAAAACACCGGGGATGTTGTTTCCTCGGTGTTCAATCTGTATCAACTTGTCCAAATTTTAAGCTAGCTGCTTGTTACTTGCCAACTGCTCGGCTGCTTCGTTTAGTAGTTCACCACGATTGTATGCATACACAAACTCCAGCAACCCTTTGTCAATTAGCCGATATACAGTAGCTCGGCTCACCATCAGCTTCCGTGCAATCGCGATCGCGCTTTTGTCATGCAAATAATGTTCTTGAAGTGCAATGAATTCATCAGTATTAAACTTAGTTAGAGTTTCGCTTACTTGTCGAATTAATTGTCGGCAATCACTGACCTTAACCATCATGATCTCACTTGCATTTCCGTTCGGCGTACCTTTCGGCATTCCGTCAAAACTTGGACTCTTAACACTACCAGCCAATCGGTTAATTTCGATCGCTTTCTTCAACTGCTTGCCTAACAAATTTTTTGCCAATGCTTCCGCCAATGCTTCTACTTCTTTTGTCGTCTCATCAATAATCATAATATCACCCATTCTTCGTGTTTTCCGTCACTGCTAACAATAATTAACCAAAAAGCGCGGTACGATCTTGGTCTGTAATCTTTGTGTCGTGGTCGTCATCTTTTGAGTAATCCACACCACGATCTTTCAAGATCTGCTCTTCTTTCTTAAAATCGATATCATCAGTGCTTAACGTTCCAATCATACGTCCAAAATACATATTAGAATCATTCTTAACTGCACGGTATAACCGATTTAACTGAACGGTTGAAATCGTCTGATTCTTTTTCAGTTCTAAGTTGCAGTAGAGTTGTTTTAAGTTCAAACTCTCATCATCATCCCGGTTACTTGCTCGATACATTGCTTTATCTGCTAGATGATAGATTAACTCCTTAAACCCAAACTCTGATTGTACGTATTTAAGCTCGTTGCTGTGATACTGATCGGTGCCTGGCGTTGGTGTCATCGTTACACCTAAGTAGACATAGCCCCTGTTGGTTTTTGCTGGCGCGAAATAACGATTAGTCATATCATAAAAATCATGAGATGTCGCTGGGTGTTTAATCCCGTTCAACTCGCAGTAATTTTGATACAACTTGAAAAGCTTTGAACGTAAAATGAAAGCGTTGGGTAATAATAGCAACTTTTGCTCTGTAAAATAGTGCTCGTCAAAGTTTCGTTGCTCCCATTCTTTTCGATCTTTCATCTGATATGCTTCGAAATACCGATTTTGATCGAAAGTCCGGAAAATCGTTTCAAAAATATACTTCCAATATTCGTGCTTTGACATGGTGCTTTCATGTAAAAACTGCGTCACTGAATTGGCCGAAAACATATAAGCATCAAGCGCTTCAACGGCTTCTTTTGGCCGTGGATGAAGTGGATCTTCAGCAGTGTCTTCATCGTTTGTTGTGTCTTCAAGACTCTTACCTTCTGCTTGCGCTTGTTTTGTTAACTTTGCTTTTTCAATCTTTCGTTCTTGAACCGTCTTGTAGTTACGAACAGCCCCTTCAACCATCCAATTGAGAACACCTTCTCGTTCTTCCCAGAGTTTGTGTTTTGCTTCGGGATCGTCTTCGAGACTTCCTTCTTTAACGTGGTGATCGAAAGGCGTAATCACAGTCCGTCGACGAATTGAAGGATCTCCGTCACTCAGCGGCATAAAGTTACACATGATTAAAATTTTAAACTTCCGGTCGAAAGTCACGGGATCTTGGTGTAAGTGTCGTGCTGTAGCTGTACCATCACCAGTAAGTTCCTTGATTTTTCCGCCTGCTAAGCGAGAGCCTTTATCAGGTTCACTAGCAATCGCTAATCGAACACCTTGCAAGTTGGCCAAATTTGGGTCGGCTGCCTTGGCGTCTTCGCCGAATTTGTTGGCTAAAAAGGTTCCAACTGGAACGGGTAAAGCATAGCCACTAAAATCTTTTTTCTTGCCACCTAGGATCTTATTAATTGTTCCGCCAAGAACCGATTTACCGTTCCGCGCTTTTGGTCCGTACCAAAAGAAGATTTTGTGGTTAATGTTTCCGCCTACGATAAAGTATCCGACTTGACGTTGCATGTAGTCGATCATTTCGGTATCACCTTGAAAACTGATTGATAACGTCCTGTCTAACACTGGATGTTTTGCGTTGGGATTGTAGTTGACGGGAGCAATCCGCGTTAGATACAATTTTTTGTCATGTTTTAACAGCTTGCCGTTTCGTAGATCGATAACCCCGTTCATACAATTTAACAGGTAATCATCCTTGTCCCATTCGATGTTTGATTTTGGCATGTTACCTTTTAAGTCTTTGAAAGCTTGATCAATCACAGATGCTCGTTGGATAAAGTCAATGAATTTGTTGTATCGCTTGACCATATTGATCTCAGCCTTGTATTGATTCATTCGCTGGTTGAAATCTTTCTCTGATTCGTTTGGATCTTTTTGGGGTTTGGCAACCTTTAGGTAGAACGCCTGTTCGGGGTCGTATTCGATATCATATTTGACACATAGGATATTTTCAATGAAGATATCAACCGCCTGCCGTGTAAACTGCCGTAGTTCTTGACTTTTGGCACTAAGTGGAACCCATCGTAATGAATCGTAGATCCAGAAAATCTGACGGTCGTTGTCGAAAATCACATTATCACCCAAAATCTTCATCAAAAGATCACTGAATCCAGCTTGATCCAATCGTTGGGGTTTGTCCAGATCGAACGTTACTTGCCAACTGGTCGAACTTGTACTGCCTCGGTAGTGAACTTCAACGGTACGGGTTCGTCCGCTTTTGGTGATAACCACTTTATTGTTATCGCCACCGTCACCGTTACCGTTATCGGTTGCTGTATCGGTTGGTACATCAGTTGGTACATTAGTTGGTACATTAGTTGGTACATCATCTGACGCATTGCTTGAGTTCTTAGTGTTTTCAACTCCTTCATCAATGACTTGCTTGATCTTCGCTAACATGTTGACTTTATCGGCTGGATCAACTTCCACCCGCTTGTCATCAAGCTTGAGCCATTCTTTGATCTCTTGTTTGGTTGCGTCTTTAGTTAAAACAGTGTTTGTCATTTCACGTCTTCCTTTCTACTGTAGAAGACGTATACAGACGATACAGCATTGTGCTATACTAATGCTGTAAACATCATTCTATACGTCTTAATCGTCTATGTTTCGTTGGTTTGGTGTTGTTGGTTACGGCTGATTAGATAATTTGCGGTTATCTAATCAGTCTTTTTTTTGTTTAGTCATAATATGAACCATCCGAATGAATTCCCGGATCATCGCTCATCAGCCAATCCTCATAAGCTTCAATTTCGTCTTGCGTCCAACCGTGATCGTCGCCATCCCCGAATTCACGATATGCCCAATCATGTTTCGCTGATCGTTGCATATCTTCGTAGTCTTCCTCTTCATCAGTCATAAACAAATTCTCATCACTCATCATTGATCTTCCCTTTCCTTTTTTAAGTTCACTTATATTATACCACCCGGTAAATCGCTAGATCCCTTGTGTATCAACTGGTTGAGCGTCCTCTGAGGGTAAACAACTTCAGATAATAGATTGAATATTACAAGTTTGTTACAAATTAAGCATTAATAGTTATATTTAATCTCGTCGTCTGATTTCCCTAAAACTTCTAAGAGTCGCTGATATCGCTTGTCCTTGATGTTGTAGGCATCGATGACAGGGGTTGCTTTTTCGGCACGCTTTGGATCGTCATCATCAAGATCACTCAATACATCCTGTTCTTCAACCCACAGCTGGTGACGTCGTTCATTAAAGATGTTTGCTAAGGTTTGGAGAACGTCGTCATCGTTGAACCACGTATCACGGAACGCCTTACGTAAGCGCGTGTTTTCCTTTGCAAATTCCTTATCTACACCTTGTTCAAATTTTTCAGTTTGTTCGTTTGTCATAGTTAAAACTTCCTTTCTAAGCTTCTAACAGCATCTTGTGACTTGCTCGAATCCGTTCAATCTTCTTGAGAACGACTTGACGATTTTCCTCGTCATCCTCCAAAGCCTCTGATTCTTTAAGAATTGAATCACATAGTCGATCTACCAGCTGACCAATCTCTCGGTAACAATTAGATTGACCACGTTGATACATTTGAACTTTCTCATCTCGTGTCATAACGTCTCTCACCTCGTCTGATTACTTGTTTAAGTTGAAATAATAAAATGGATCATCATGTAACTTCAGACGGTCATCCGGTCCATCAGCGGTGTGTTTAACACTAAAACCAAAAGCAGAAAGCCAAACATTTTTCAAATCTTTAAACATATCAATCAACCTCATCTTTCTAATTAACAATCATCTAAATACTCAATTCATCTAAATTTCGTTGAACTTTCAAGATCTTCTCATAAGTTTTGTTAGTTAACTCATCGTTAAACTTCAAAGCTTCACCAGCTTCCAGCGTTAGTTTCCGTAACTCATCAAGCTGTCGGCTGATTGATACCAAGCATTCGTTCTCGTCTTTCCGAATCTCTGAATACTTTCGACTCATCTTCGTTCACTTCCCTTCCTTGATTACATATATAGTATAACACCTGAAAATCGCTCCAATCCTTGCTACACAAGGGATTAAGCACCCGTCGGTGGGCTATTTACTTGCTCTCCAAACATAAAAATCACAACTCACAATTACTTTAGCTTTGACATCTTGACGTGGATCTTAGAAAATGGTGTGCTACTAATCCAGAACCAGTACTCATCCTTATCATTACTCCAAAGCTCGTGCGCGCTGGTGTCGCCGCGATCTTTTGCTTGAGCAAAAATCTTGTGATAACCACCGGTGAAACGCTCAAAGTCAAGCATTGCGTCCGTTTCGTTTTCATAGCTCGGGCTGATTTGCCAGTGCGGGCTATACTTGTCATCAATCGTAAATAAAATTTTTGTTCTCGTCATAATTGGTCTAGTCCTTTCATCTATCTAACTAATATCCAACATTCTGCCAGTTGTCAGTGTAGGGGATGTCCTTTCCTGTCCTTTCACGATAAAGATCGTTCAGTAACGAAAACTCAATTTCGACTCGTGTAATACCGGAAAAGATAATTGCTAGTCGTTCCTGGTCGTCCTTAGCTTTATCTAAAGCTTGGTGCTTTTCGATCCAGATTTTTCGTGATTCGTCAACAATGTGATTAATCTCTGATTTAGTGATAACTTTGTCAATTTCTCGGCAAGCTCGTTTGCAGTAAAACCATAATACATCCATAATTCAAACTTCCTTTCAAAACAGCTCGTCAATTTGTTTGTCAGTGACTTTATAGTGATCTGGGTTGGTGTCCAGCAAGTCTTTCCAGTCAAGATCCATCTGGTAAAGGCGTCCGATGAATGATTCATCATAAGGTGCGTCTCGATATAGATGGATCGTGACGTTTCCGTCAGACCCAGTCTTCACAGACCACCTAACAAGAAATGGGTCATATTGATCAAGTACGTCATTGATCATACTTTTAACAACCTTCATTGCTCTAGTCCTTTCTATTAGAAATCCTCATCTTCAAAATCCAGATACTCCAACTCATCACTTTCAACCAATTCGTCGAACCAATAAATCAAAGCGTCTTTGAGACTGTCGTGATCGTCTTTGTGCTCGTGTTGCTGATAATAGTCAACAGTGTCGTAGATGATACTTTCGACGTATTCTGTCGGTAATACCTCTTCACCGGAAATCTTCCACGTTGCTGGATTTTCGTTCATGACTTCGTGTAAGTTGATGATTCGTTCACGCATTTCCGGCATCTTGAGCATCTTGTCAAGAATGTCTTGAGCTTGCTTATCATCAGGTACATAGTCTTTCTTAACCGTCTTGATCATTTCTTCTGCTTTCTCCATAGTTAAAACTTCCTTTCTACTAATTAATACTTCTTGTTGAGAACAACTTAACTGATTTTGAAGATTGGTTGATATCTTTTATCTCCCTTTCTTCACTATCTATTATACCCCCGAAAATCGCTCAACCATACGGTTTGAGCGTGCTACACGTGTCAGTTGTTGTCCCACACAGGGTCACTTAGTCTCAATGAGTATCACCAGCGCGCGATTGCGAAGATATTTTTGAAAAAGTCCTTGAAACGCTGATTTGACGCGGGTTTGACGGGTAAAAAGTTTTTTAAGAAAAAGCTTGACAGGGTTGTCTCCTTTTGATGACAAAAAAAAAAGCCCGCCTAGTCCTTTGTGTAGACTAGACGGGTTTATAAAGAGGTTACATCCTGAATTCATTGGATTGCATGAAATCGTCGATATCTTTTCTCGATATTCTAGATACACGGCCGATCTTGATCCAGTGAAGATCGTAAGTATGAGTCCATCTGTATAAAGTAGATCGGCTCACTCTCAAATATTCAGCTGCCTCTTCAAATGTAAAATATTGTTGCATATTTAATCCTTTCCGAAAAGATCAAATATGACAACTATGAAACCATGCAGTTAATTAACTGCGATTAATATTATATAATATTACCGTGGCTTCCACAAATACCGACCTTAGAAAGGAGCGTATAAAATGCCCAAAAAATCACCAATAACTAAATATACTTTAAAAGACGGATCAACAAGATATCAGTTCCAGCTACATGTTGGACGTGATCCACTAACTGGAAAACGAAAAAGTACAAGACGGCGCGGATTTAGGACCAGAGAGCAAGCTCGAGTTGAGTATAACCGATTAAAAGCTAAGTTGGATCGTGACGGTACACTTAAAAAGGTGACACCGATCAATCAACAGAAAACTTTTAAAGATGTATATGACGAGTGGATGGTCATATATAAGGAAAAAGTCAAGCCAATCACTTATCTTCACATGAAATCTAACGCGGAGAATAAAGTTTTACCAATTTTTGGAGATAATGTTATAGATAAAATCAAAGGAAATCAATTACAAAAGTTTGTCACTGATATATCTGAGCAATATGCTGATAGCGCACGTTTTACTACTACTGTTAAAAACGTTTTTCATTATGCTTATAAAATGGGATATGTTGATACTGATGAATTCTTAAAAGTTGATATACCACGAAGACGACCAAAAAAGCATATAAAAATTGACGATGACGTATTGACTAAAGAACAACTAGACAAATACTTGCTCTTTATAAGAAATGAAGATGGAATTGAGCATTATTCTTTCTTTTATCTGTTATCTCACACGGGGATGCGACGTGGTGAAGCATTGGCTTTAAAGTGGTCTGATATACAGGAAAACAAACTAAGAATCCAACGAACGATCACCAAAGATTACGACGGAACATTTCAACTTGGAAAAAACACGAAGACGAACTCAAGTGATCGAACAGTTATTCTGGACAAAGGAACATTATCCGTTCTCAATCAATGGCACTTGTCAATTAACACAAAATTAAAGCGGCGTGGCTACGTTAATCATGATGATCTTATTTTTCCATCGACTAGCAAAGGAAAAATCTTAATCCATCACCCAAATTGGCCAAATAAAATTCTTAGAACTTTACAAAAGAAATTTCCTCAATTGCACGTTATAGATGTCCACGGTTTCCGTCACACTTGGGCCACCTTGGCGCTTGACGCTGGTTTATCCGTTCGTGATGTTCAAAAGCAACTCGGCCACGCTTCTTATGCAACCACTATGAACATCTACGGCAAGTACACGAAGCAACAACAAGAAAAAGCAACCGACAAGATGGAGGAGTTTTGGAATGGAAGCCAAAGCAAAAAAAGTGGAAGCCAAAAATAA